GTGGCGAGCTGTCCGTACAGGAGATGGACGCCGCCGGCGCCCACATCGTGACCTACCGGGTCCGCAAGGCGTAGCGACAAAAAGCGCCGGGTTTCTCAGGCCCGGCGCGCTCATCCACACGACCGGCGCTGTGAGTCAACCGACCATGCCCTTCCAGTTTCCCACGCCCGGCCCAAATGGCCATTCCTGACACCCCGCACGCCCTGATCGAGGGCTCCAGCGAAGCGACGCTGACGATCCTCCACGAGGGCTACGACGCGCTCACCTCCCGCGACCAGCGGCTCGTGCGCCTGGTCCACGCCGAGCTGCTCAAGGGCGAGCTGAGCGACAGCGCCTTCGCCCAGATGCTGACGACCATCGTCAACACCTGGCAGACCCTGAGCTCAACCGCCCTGTCCGCGACCTACGAGCGGATCGAATCCGAGGACGAGATCGACACCGACTGGATCGATGCCATCGCCCACTTCACCCGCATGGACCAGTACCAGCAGCACCTCCTCGCCGCCATCGGCGAGAACCCAGGCGTGCCGGCCGAGGCCCCCCAGTCCGGGCGGTACACGATCCAGGGTCCCGGTGACGTCTGAACCGTTCGCACTTCCCTCGGCTCGCCAGTCCCGACAGACTGGGGCAAACGAGCCGAGACCGCCATCCAGGGCAGGTCGTGCTCCGCACCCCCGAGACCCCTCCTGCACATGGATTACGCCATGGCTGGCTTTGCTGCGTACGAATTCATGCAGATCGAGACCGGCGTCGCGCTTTACAGCACGTTTGCCACCCAAGCCGAAATCCTGAAAGCCAATGCCAATTTGCGCCGCCGCGGCTGCTCCAGCCGCTTTGTACCCGCCGGCACGTTCTCCACGTCGTCGCTTCACGCTCCGTGCTGACGGCGGATTCCTCGCCGCCGAGCACCGATCCTCCGGCCCGCCGGTAGCTGTGGTGCCCGACTTCCACGACGCAGTGCTGTTCGTGGACTTCTGCACCGCCGCGACCCGCGGACACCTGATGACCGAGCTCGGCTGGCCGGGCCTCCGCGTCGTCGAAGTAACGCTCGACTGAGCTGTGCTTCGCCTTTCTCATCCACACCTCTCGTTCTCACCCACCATGACTGCATCGTTCTGGACATCCCTGGCCACGTACTGCCAGGAGCTGGCCCCAGTCGCCGGCCCGCTTCTCGGCGCCGTGGGCGACACCGCCAGCGCCGTTGACCGGGCCGGCCGCTCAACGAAGGCCCTGGGCAACGACTCGGCGCGCCTCGAGCAACTGCTCTCCGCCGAGGACGCGTGAGCGCAGCGCCCCACATCAACCCGCTGGACCTGTCCGATGCCGACTTTCTACAGCGCTCTGCCGCAATGTGCAGCACCAAGGCCGCCTACAGCAGCCGCCCCGAGGCCGTCGCCTTCACCCGGCGCCGCGGCTATGCAGGAACTGCGTATTCGTGCCCCTGGTGTAGCCATTGGCACATCACCAGTTACGACCGTGCCCGCGCCAAGGCGTACCAGCGGCGATTGAAACGACTGCTGCGCACGGAATAGCAATACACGCAATGTAGATTCCTTTAACTCGGCTTAAACCATCCCATTCCTTTCTGCGATGACCACTTCCCCTAACCGTGTTGAGACACCCTGCGACCCCGTGGTGCAGCAGGCCCGCCAGGACCGCCTCGAGGCCCTCTACGTGCTCGACGGCCGCGACTGCCACGGCCACGAGCTCCACGGCTTGTACACGGGCCTGGCGCAGCGCTACGCCGAGGCCGCATGACCTACACCGCCGCCCCTCCGGTCCACGAGCCCGACCGGATCGAACGCGACTTCTGGGCGTTCCACATCGCCAACCCGCGGGTCTACACAGAGCTGCGGGAGCACGCCCTGCACCTCCGGCGCAAAGGCCGCACGCACTACGGCATCAAAGCCCTGTTCGAGGTCGTCCGGTTCCACCGCGCACTGGAGACAACGGACAAATGCGCGGAGTGGAAGATGAACAACAACTACTCCGCGCTCTACGCCCGTCTGCTGATGGCGAACGAGCCGGAACTGTGTGACTTCTTCCGCACGCGCTCCCGCCGGGCCCTGTGCGCCGGCCCGCTGCCATGAGCCCCGACGACCTGAGCGTCGAGTACTACGTCGACCGCCACGGCCACGACTGCTACCGGATCTGCCTCCCCGAGGGCGGCCCCTGCTCGATCGTCTCCTCCGCCCACCTGATCGACGAGCGCAAAGCGCAGCTCCTGCGCGCCTTTACCTCCACCTCGACCTCATGAAGCGCTACGCCTTGCTTGCCATCGTCCTGGGCCTGGCCCTGGGCGCCGCAGCCCATTGGGCCCGCCCCACGGCGGGCTCCACCGCCCCCGACTCCTGGTTCGACTGATGGCGGTCAATCGCAGTGGCCCGCCCTGCCCCGAGTGTGGCTCACTGATCACTGACGTGAACCGAACCAGCCGCTCGCCGGAGGGCCACTTCTGCCGGCGGCGGGACTGCCCGAGCTGCGGCGCCCACTTTATGACGATTCAGCATGCCGAGCTCGTTGCCCCCAAGGGCTCGGTGCGCTGGCAGAACCATATTGTGCATGTGAATTGGTCACAGTTTCGGGCTTACTTTGCATCGTTGCTTACGCTATGAGTACTACAGCACTTGTTTTCATGATTGCTTGGTCGATCGCACTGGGTATTCTCTACGTGAAAGGGACGTCATGATTGATCCGATTACCCCACCGCCTGCGCTGGTGGATCAGTGGGCAGAGATGATCGTCACCCACACAGACACAGAGGTCTTCAGTGCCGCCGCCCAATGGGGTGCGGACCAGGAGCTTGAGGCGTGCTGTGAGTGGCTGAACTACAACTGCCCCTCTGTCGGTGCTCACCATCTCAGCGCCGCCCGCCGCCCCAAGCCGCCGAGCCTGAAGGAGCAGGCGCTTGAGGTATTTGAAGCCTTGATCCATGGCGATGCAAGTGGACTTGACGTTGGAGTAATCCGCCGCGCACTGGAGGCGCTACCTGAATGACTAACCAACCGCTTTCCCCCGCCGCTCAGGCGGTTTACAACGCAGTGCTTGAAATTTGCCCTGCTCCCGCTGATGAGATTGCCGCCGCCGCGCTGAGAGCTGCTGCGGATCAGGTGGTGCCACACATGGAAGAACCCGAATGGGGTGCCTGCGATTACATGAAATGCGACATTGAGCTTTACACCGATCATCAGCGCAAGCGCACCGCGCTTCTCGCCATCGCCGCCGAGCTGGAGGGAGGGGCTAATGGCTGACACCTTCCGCGCCTTGTGCTCTGAGCTGGTTGATGCCTTGGCTGAATGGCAGCTTGGTGGCGGCCCACCTGAAGACACAGCAGATGCCGATCTGATTTCCCGCGCCCGCGCCGCCCTGGCCCAGCCCGAGCCGCAGGGGCCGACGGATGAGGAACCGACGGATCAAGAGATAGAAGAATGGGCAGACGCTGCTGCGGAAGTCCCCGTAGAGGAGCTGGATCCAGAAGTACATGGATGGCGGCGCTGTTTTACGTCAGAAGAGTTCCGCGAAACAATCCGCGCCGTCTTAGCCCGCTGGGGCCGCCCCGCCATCGAGCCGGTGCCATGAAGCCGCTCCAGCTGTACCGCGTGGCATTCAGCCATGCCACACCGCTCCACCTGATGGCCCGCGACCTTGCGCACGCCATCACCAGTAGCAAGGAGCTGTGCCCTGATGCTCAGTTCCTGAGTGCCACGCTTGTGCCTGAATGGGACGAAGCCAATGACACTCAAAAGCGGTAATCTTCGGTAACCATCAGTAAGCATCGGGCTGTGGTCCACCGCAACGCCTCCATCGTCGACGGCCTCCGCGAGGGCGAACGAATGGCCGCCGAACTTCTCGCCCGAGGCAAAACCTGCAGAGAAGTATCGCGCGCCTTAGGTATAGCAGAAAAGACCCTCTATAACTGGCGCAAACGCCCCGCCGTTCAACGTGCTATTTACGCCCTCCAGCAAGAGCTGATCGACATCTCCGAGTCCAAAGGACTCGCCCTGATGCCGGACGCCATCGCCACGCTGACCTCGATCATGCACGACGAGAACGCCCGCGCCAGCGACCGCATCGCTGCCTCCCGCGCCCTGTTGAACGGCGCCGCCGCCTACCAGGAGCGCAAGCTGCTGGAGCGCACCGTGTCGGACCTGGAGTCGCAGATCTACGGCCTGATGCAGATCCCCGAGGAGGACGGCCCCGAGCTCCTGCCCTCCGCCGACCCCGCCGACCCCGAGGACGCCTAAGGCCCCGCGCCGATGACCTCCTCCCTCTCGCAGCTCCAGCGGCGCGCCGACCGCCTCCGCCTCGAGCTGGCCCGCCGCGCCGCCCGCGCCGCGAACTTCGACCCGGCTGTACCGCCAACCAAGCTCCCCGGCGTCGATGACTGGCCGTCGTTCGCACGACGCACCTGGATCCGCACGGCCGGCACCGTCGCCCCCTTCGACCCGTACCCCTACCAGGAGGCCCTGGTCCGCTCAATCAACGCCCACCCCAACACGATCATCAACAAGTCGCGCCAGATGGGCGCCTCGGAGACGGTCTGCTCCTACCTGCTGTGCCGCGCCCTCACCGAGCGCGGCTTCGCCGCCGTGGTCTTCTCCAAGACGCAGCAGGACGCCTCCGAGCTCGGCCGCCGCGTCCGCGCCATGGCCAACAGCATCGAGGGCGAATCGATCCGCTACCTGACGGACAGCAACACGCAGATCGCCATCGAGGGGCGCGGCACGCTGTACTTCCTACCGGCGTCGCCCCGCGCGGCCCGCGGCATCCCCAGCTGCTCCGTCCTGTTCATGGACGAAGGTGCGTTCCTTGACGGCGCTGCCGAGATCTACCGCGGCGCCATGCCGACCCTGTCGATGGTGGGCGAGGCGGCCAAGGTGATCGTCACGTCAACCCCCGACACCGAGCTCGACTGGTTCGGCCAGCTGTGGCACCAGGGCACGCCGGTCGACTGGTACGACTACGTGCGCCGCCACGAGATCGCCGCGCTGAACACGGCCCTGGCCGAAGTCCAGGACTCCTGGAACCGGGTCGCGATCCACTACAGCCAGCATCCGATCTACGGCGCCGACCCGCAGTGGGCGCAGCGGACCCGCGAGTCCCGCCGCATGACCCAGGCCGCATGGGACAGCGAATACGAGCTGGCCTTCGGTGCGACCGACACCCAGATCTACCCAACAGACCTGATCCGCCGTGCCACCCGCGGCCACTGGCGCGAGTGCGGCTCGATCGGCCGCACCTACGTGATCGGCATCGACCCGAACGCCGGGGGCAACGACTACTTCACCGCTCTGGTGCTGGACATCACCGCCACTCCCTACGAAGTGGTGGCCATGTACCACGAGAACGGCAAGAGCACTGATTACAGCTTGCGCCATGTGAAGTCCCTCATTGAGGATTACCTACCCGAGCGGGTAATCGTGGAGAAGCAGGCGATGGGAGCTGTGATCGCAGAGGCGCTCGCCAACATCCTGCCCAACTATGCTATCGAGACGTTCAGCACAAGCCGCCCCAGCAAGGTAGTAGCAACCGACCGCATTCTTTACTACCTTGAGCGCGACGAGCTGGTCTTCCCGAACGGCGCCATCCCCAACGAACTCCGCGCCTTCCAGCAGAGGGAATCCGGGGCCCGCGAAGCAGCCTCAGGCGCGCATGACGATACTGTGATGGCGTTGGCCTTCGCCTGCAGCGCCGTCCCCGAGACCCCGAATACTGCGGGGTTCTTCGCACATATTTAATTGTATAATCAACCCCGCTACGCCGCTCGGGGAGAGTGGAGCCACAGCCAGATGTCCGCCTCCCGCTCCGGATCCCAGAACGCCTGAGCGCGAAACCAGCGAACCCAGTCGATCTCCGAGCCCTTGGCCCGGTTGCAGTCCGCGCAGGCCGCGATCAAGTTCTGTGCGACCGTATGCCCACCTTTGCACCGAGGGCGGACGTGATCGAGCGTGCCCGCCGGCCTACCGCAGTAGGCGCATAGGCACTTCCAGGAGTCGAGGATCCCCTGCCGGAACCGCAGCTTGGCGAGACGCTTCGAAAGGAGGACGGATCCATCGATGTGATGGTCCACCATGCGCCGAATGCCGCTTACCCAGCGTATGGACCCCCCGAGCACGTGTAGAACCGACTCTAAGTTTTTGTATGTAGAGGCTAAGTTCTTGCGCCCAGACTCTAAGTTTTTGTGCCTTAAAGCTGAGTTTCTCTCGATTTTTCCCGACTTCTGCGACTGACAAGAATTCAGCCTCAACTCGTAGACTGTGCGTATTGCCCCCCGCCCACCCCTGCCGTGGAGCCGCTTGAGTCCGATAAATTCCGGAACGATATAAGTACTAACAGGAATGACGGCGCACTTGTCAACGTCCTCACCGGCATGGGTGTGAGTGGCAAAGACAAGACAACAGCAACCTCCGTCGGCTCCAGCTACCTCCTAACGCAAGGCGAACTCGAAGCCCTCTACAGCCACGGTGTCCCACGTCGTTATGTCGACGCCATCGCCGATGAGATCCTTCGCCACCGGGCCACAATCACGATCGGCGGCGACGACCCCAACGCCCAGGACGTCATCACCAGCTTCGAGGAGTACCTGAAGGTCACGCAGTTCCACGCGTCCTTGTCTGAGGTGATCAAGCTGCAGCGCCTCTACGGCGGCGCCGGCCTCGTGCTGCTCATCGACGACGGCCTCCCCGAGGACGAACCCGTCGATGCCACCCGCATCCGCTCGGTCCGCGGCTACGTCCCCCTGTCCCGCCACGAGCTGATCCCCGAGGACTTCACGATCACCGACTGGTCCAAGCCCAGTCACTACCGGATCACAACAAGTCAGCGCATCACCCCGGAGCAGGACGGCCCATACGTCAACGTCCGCATCCACAGCTCACGCGTCGCCCGGTTCGACGGCCTGTACCTGCCCTGGCGTGTCCGAGCGCGGAACACCGGCTGGGGCCACAGCGTTCTGCAGTTGATCTGGGAGTCGTTCAAGCGCTACGAGTCGGCTATGTCGGGCCTGGAGTCGATGACCTCCGACGCCGACCTGTTCGTCCACAAGATCCCCGGCCTGTTCCAGCGGATCGCCTCCGGCAACGAGAGCGACCTGCGCAAGCGCCTGGAGGCCAACAACCTCAGCCGCTCGGTGTACGGCGGCATGGTGGTCGACGTCGAGGAGGACCTGCAGTTCCTCAACCGCGCCCTGGCCAACATCGCGAGCGCAACCGACCCGTTCGTCAAGGATCTGCAGGCCGCCACCGGCTGGCCCGCCTCCATCCTGATGGGCGACTCCCCCGGCGGACTCGGCAAGGAAGGTCGCTTCGAGGAGCGCGTCTGGGCCTCGCTGGTCGAGCAGTGGCAGGAGGTGTACTGCCGCACCCCGGTCACCGAAGTGTTCTCCTACATCCTCGCCGCCCGCGAGGGCCCGCTTCGCGGCAGGCCGCCGGCGTCCTGGGCGACCCACTTCCCCTCGGTGTTCACCGAGACCAACAGCGAAAAAGCCGCCCTGCGCCTGCAAATGGCCCAGGTCGACGCCCAGTACGTGAACCTCGGCGTCCTCAACGCTATTGAAGTACGTGAATCCCGTTTTGCCGGAACGGAGTACAGCATCGAGACCACGCTGAACGAAGTCGTCTCGGAGCAGCTCGTCACGCAAGCCGAGGCGTCGTTCCAGAGCCAGATGATGGGCTACGAAGCGCAGGCCCAGGCGCTGCAGAACCCGCCGGCGCAAGAAGCGCCACCACCCGAGGCCGGAGCTCCCCCCGAGGCCGACCCGGCCGCGAAGCGCCGCGACGTCTTCGACAACTACGAGGCCCACGGCCTGCGGATCCGCGTCACGCACACGGCCGGTGAGATCCGCGCCGGCCACCTTGTCGGGCCCGATGGGCAGCGCACGGACTCCAGCGCCAACGCCCCACTGATGGTCTTCGGGCCCAACCGCGCACGCAGCTACAAGCTGTACCGCGCTCGGTTTGATGCGGTGGATGGCGCCCTGCTCGAGGGCCCCTATGTGACGGGCTTCGCCTCACTGCGCACAGCCAAGCAGGGTGTGGCCGCTTTATTCCCTCGGCAGAATGTGGCAGGGCTGTCCCCCGTCCCCGAGGGCGAACTTGAAGCCCTCCGCGCCGGATGGGAGGTGTACTGATGGACAACCAGCACCCCTTGACGCCCGAAGGCTTCCGCACTGCGGCGTACCTGGCCGCCCGAGAGCGGTTGGACGCACGCAAGACCACGCGCAACGTGCAGTGCAACCCACCCAACGTGCGCTGCGGCAATCGCTGCATCCCGCCGACGTGGGACTGCCGACTCAAAGGTCAAGGCGCTGATCCACATCTGCGTGCGGTCAAAACCGATCCGCTCGGTGGACTTGCCAACATCCAACGCGGCTTTGGTCGCATCAGCAAAGGCATTGTAAAAGGCAACTTCTCAGAAGTTGAAGGCGGTAAGCGCGCGATCATCCGAGGCTCGGTCAAGATCGCCCCAGGCAATATCCAGCAGAAGAAAGAACTGCAGAAAAAGCTAGAAGATCGCACACGCGCAATCGGCATCGGCCTCGCCGTAGTAACTGGTGGCTTAGGCATCCACGCGTTGCTGATGAAGAGCGACACCTTTGGTTACCGCAATGGTGTCGGCGCCAACATCAACAATGCCACGCGGCTTGGTGTCAGCCGTGTGCTGGACGCCATCCCAGGCATCGGCTCCAAGCGAGCGCGAGTACGCGCAGCTGTCTCTGCCGGCGTTCAAGAGCAGCTCACCCGCCAGGCCAACCCCGCCTCAGCAGTTCTGACCGGCCAGCTTGCGCGAACTCGGGTCACCGGTGCTGAGGAAGACGCCCGAACCAACCTCGTGAAGGCGCTGCAGACCGTCAACGGCAAGCATGGAGGCGCAGACTCCGACTTCGCCGCCTGGAACCGGGAACATCAGAGCGCCTTCTGGGGTGTGACGCGCGTCGAGAACGGTGTAGGGCTTATTGGTGACAAACGTGCAAGCGTCTTTGCTCGCCCTGCTACTGATGAGTTCCTGGCGCGGCAGTTCGGCCTCCAGGGGGACGATGTACTCACAAGTGGTGCGATTAAAGACGCAGTAGAGCACCACCTCGGTGAGTACAAGTCCGATCTCCTCGATCTGGCGCAACAGCAGGGCTACCGAGTGACGAGTGTACGAGGTGGTGCTCGCACGCTCGCCCCCGCTGATCAACGTACCTTCATCCAGGGAGTAGTACGCGGCACACTGCCTACAGGTCAGAGCAACAATCGTGTGCGCACACAGCTCACACAAAGCCTAGAAGAGACACTAACAAATAGCCCCAAGACCCGAGCAAGAGCTGTCTACAACGAAACATTTGGTACTTTCAACGATTTCTATAGGTCAAAAGCATCCTCCATCGAGGACGCCTCATCTTCCTCGTTTTTCTCGAAGGCGATGCGAGAATCGGGAGTGGAACAGACGATGATCGACGGGCGTCAGTCGCGCGCGCAGTATGTCCTCGGGCTGGTGCGCCCCGGCAGCCAGGTCCAGGGCCCCTCTCACGCCGAACTCGCGTTGCGCGAGTACCACGCCCGTGAAGTGGCGCGCACGCCCCGCAGCATGTACACCATCAGTGATCGCCTGGCGGTCTCCGCCGCCTCCGAGATCGAGGGGCGCACTGTCGGCCGAAGCGAGGCATTTCAGATCCTGGAGCGTGAGGGTTTCACCGGCGCGGTCCCCCGCACCCAGCCGGCGCGCCAGCGTCAACGCCCCTCCACCGAGGGCGAGGCCGCCTACCAACTGATGCGACAGAACCCCGGCATGACGTTGGAGGCAGCCAAGCGCGAAGTGAAGCGCAACCGCGGTGATGCCGAGCTCGTCCGCACGGCCACGTACCTGGCCGCCCGCGCCGATTTCAAGGAGAACCCCCGCCTGGGAAAGCCCTGCGGCGCCTCGCACATCCCGAAGGCGCATGAGTGCCGGAAGGGGCGAGGTGCGGACGCCCCCGATGCCCCCGAGCGCGCTAAACCCGCCCACATGGGGCGCAAGATCGCCCTGGCCACTGTTGTCGCTGCTGTCGGTGCGATCGGTGTGACGGTCGCTCTCGACGCGCACCGTTTCTACAAAGCCGAGGGGTTACCGAATCCGCCTGGATACCGCGAAGCCGTCCGCGCAGCGCAGGCCGGTGACCCCAAAGTCAGTTACGACGTGGCCATTGGTCTTCACTACGACAAAGTCGCCGCAAAGGAGGGTTGGAAGCCGGGGGATCTGGTTTACACCCGCTTTGGGTCAGGCAGCGCCAAGCAAGACCCCACGGCCCACTTCGCCGTGTACATGGGCAAGCAGGGGGCGCGGCATCAGTTCGCTGACTTCGGTGTCGCCGACAGCGCGCTTCGCGAGGGCCACATCAATCTGTACGAGTACGGACCGGGCGCAAAGGGTGTTGCTCCCTTCGTGTTCGCTAAAGCCCCTGCGCTGAAAGGAACTTCGCCGTTCAGCTCCGCCGAGATCGAGCAGCGTGTCTTCGCCAGCCTCGGTGCCCGGCTGAAGTACGACGCGCTCGACAACAACTGCGAGACCTGGGCCCGGATGATCACCACGGGTCAGGCACGCTCCGCTCAGGCGGAACGGCTCAGCGTCCTCACCCGCTCGCTGTACCGCTACTACGACCGCAAGACCGCAGGCGCCCCACCGAAGGACATCCCATCGGTGAAGCAGCAGGCGCGCGTCCTGGACATGCAAGCCCGCATGGCCGCCGGCGACAAGAGCGCTCGCGCCGATCTCCGCGCGTTTCAAGCGCTAATCAAGCAGGGCAAGCGCACCGATGAGATGCAGCAGGACACCGAGGGCGAACTGCCTACACCGGCGCAGCTGCTCGCGGGATCTACTTCCGACGCCGACGCCGTCGTTCGCACGAAGCTCTACCTCATGTTGCTGATCCGCCTCGGCGAAGCCCGCGTTTATGGACCTGCTTGAGCGCTACAACCGTCTCCTCCACACCTCCGAGAGCGGCACCATCACCATGCTCAACCGCGTCCTCGACGCGAGTTTCAACCGCCTGGTCCGCCGCGCTCGGGTGCACATGCAGGCGGGCTACAACGACCCCGCCCAACGCAACCTGGCCCTGTTGCAGGAGTTCCGGATGCTGGTGCCGTCGTTCAACCCCAACGCTGTGGACGGCTACGACCGCATCCTGCGCAACCTCATGGGCACCGCCGGGCGCTTCGGTATCACCGTCGCCGATGAGCTCACCGGTCAGGTGAAGACCGGCCCGCGGGTCGACGTCTCCATTCCGCTGGAAGCGACGATCGCCGCCGCCGGCCAGGCCAAGGGCTACCTACGCCGCCACGGCGAGAAGTTCGCCGAGACCGCGGCCGAGACCGTCGCCCAAGGCATCGCCGAAGGCCGCCCCACCGACGCCATGGTGCAGGACATGCGCTCTCGGCTCGGTGTGGTGAAGTCCCGCGCTGAAGCGATTGTGCGCACCGAATCACTGCGCGCCTACAACGACGCTTCGAACACGTACTACGCCGCGCAGGGCATCGAGCTGGTGATGTACTACGCCACTGCTGACGACCGGCTCTGCCCGTTCTGCGCCCCGAGAGCGGCCCAGATCTACCGCCGCGCCGAAATCAAGGTGCCGCTGCACCCGCGTTGCCGGTGCTACCTCGCCCCGTGGGACGCCGACGTGGCCTCGATGGATCCGGACTACGCAGCTATGCGGAAAACGCATAAGTCCGACGTCGCCAAAGCATTCGCCAGCGCCGGCACCGAGCCTGTTTCTCTCAACAAGGCCGCGGTGTTCGAGCAACTCGCACCAACGCCACTGTCCTAGGCCGGAACTGGTTCTTACACTGGCCTATCACATCCTGGGCGGCGTCGCCCTACTGCTATGCCCACCGCCACCAAGAAGCGTCCACCGATGGAGATGGAGCCCGGCGAGGGCAAAGCCCACGAGAGCGCCGAATCCGCCGCTGAAGAGACCCGCGAAGGCGCCGAGCCCGACGACGCCCCGAAGGCCAAGACCAACCGCAAGCGCAGCGCGAAGAACGCCAAGGCCACCAAGGCCCCGATGGACAGCGACTGCAGCTGCGGCGCCGCGAAAGGCAAAAAGTGCTCCTGCGACGGCGGATGCGGTAGCGGTTATGCCAAGAAAATGGACCGCAACGACGCCCTGACACCTCAGGAGTACCTCGCCGCTTGCGACCTCGGCATCCAAGGCCGCAGCCGCTCCTACATCCGCGCCCGCCTCGACGCCGCCGCGCGCCTGGACCTCAAGTGCGGTAACAGCTCCATCTCCGAGGGCGAGAAGTGCACGAAAGGCACAGCGCAGAAGGCTCTGCCAAAAAATCAAGGGGTAAGTATTCGGAAGATGCTTCTAGTGGGTGCGGGCATTAGCGCAGCTGCCGCCCTCAGCAGCAAGCAAGGCAGGCAGAGCGCCAAAGAAACCGTCAAAGGGTTGTATGAGATAACGACAGGACAGTTGAAAAACAAATACGCCAATGCAATCAATAGTGAAAATGCCAACACATTTTTGCGAATGGTCGGCAATGGTAGAAAAACCAAGAATGTCGAAGCACTAAACAGGGCTTTCAGAAAGCCCGCTGCAAAAAGGCCCCCACGCCGCGACTCCGTCTACGCCGCCGGCTTCTCCCCCGAGCTCGACCAACTCGCGATCTGAGCCGTGGTACTTACTCCGACTTTAGTACGCGGCGATGTTTTCATTGGCAACAAAAAGCTGAACTGCGGTCCTGGCTCCAAGCCCTGTGGCAACGCCTGTATCCCCAAAGACCACAAGTGCAGGGCTTCGTGGAACAAGCCGGTCAAGCTGGCCGCCGGCGCAGCGGCTCTTACCGGGGCCGCAATCGTCGGCACTGCGTTTCTCCACCCGAGAGCGAACATGCGCAGCGCCGCTCGTTCTGTGATCGACCCGACCCTGCAGACCGGCTTCGGCATAGGCAATGTGGCCCGCGGCAACTGGGCCGGTGCTGCGAAGAACGCCGCCAACGTGGCAGCTACAGGCCAGGATCTCGGTAAGAACCTAGGCACCCTCGCTAAGGGCTACGGCACCGACATCAAAGGGGCAGTCAACCGAGGTCGTAACGCTGCGTTCAAGTGGCGCAATCACCGCCCCGCAAAGCGTCGCGACTCCGTCTGGGCCAAGGGCTTCGCACCATGACGCTCACCCCGTCCACGCTCCGCCTCGATTCCCCCGGCCGCGCCTGCGGCCAGGGTTTCATCTCCGCTGGCAAGACCTGCCGGCAAAAAGGCGCCTTCCCGACGGGCAAGGCCATCTCCGCAGGACTCACCGCTGGCGTTGTCGGCGCCGCTTTCCTGCACAAAGGCAGCCGCAAAGCCATCCTCGGTGCCCCCGGTGCTGCACAACGCAGCGCGCAGCGCGCCGTCACCGAGGTCGTCCACCGGGCCACAGCGCGCAAGCCATCAATGCGGCTGACCCCCGGCGCCTTGGAGGGCATCCGCCCCCAATCCAAGACCCAGCGACTCCACAACGAAGCGCGTAGCGCCAACCAAGCCGCCGAGCGCGCCATCGGCCGCGCAGCACAGGCTGAGGTCGAACGAGGAATGGCCGTCGGCAGGGCCATGCACGCCGCCGGCAAGGCCACCCGCGCTTCCCTACGCAGTGGCATGCGGACCCACAACCTCACCGTGGAGAAACTGCGCCGCCGGTACGAGCCCAACTACCGCAAGACTGGCCGCCGGGACAACTTCATTCAGCACTACGCCCCAGTCCTGCTGCAGCCGCCGACACGCCGCGACGCCGAGGACGGCAAGAAGTACGCCAAGACCGTCACCAACCCCGAGACCGGACGCAAGAACACCGTCCGCTACGGCGCCAAGGGCTACAAGATCGCCCCCGGCACGGACAAAGGCGACCGCTACTGCGCCCGCAGCTTCGGCGACATGAAATCCGAGGGCTACGACTGCTCCGGCGCTGAGCGCAACACACCGCTGTGCCTCTCGAGGGCGAAGTGGAAGTGCTCGGGCAAAGCCAGTCGCCGCTCCTGAGCAGACCCCCGGTGAAACCCGCCCATCCCCCCGAGCACGCTTTCACCCGCCTGTGGTTCTGGAACAGCGCCGGCGCCCAGACTCTGCTGTGCCCAGTGTGCGAAGCTGCAGACATCAAGCGCCGCCTAATCGCCGAAGGTGCCGTTGTCTGGCACACAGAAGTGTATAACGCCTAGATCCCTACAATCAACTGCTCCAAAGTAATCCTGTACAACTCAGCCAAAGCAAACAGCTTACTAATCGATACCTCAATCTCGCCATGTTCCAACCTGCTGTAAGCAGCTTGGCTGACTCCTAGCACCTCTGCAACTTGCATTTGTGTCAGTCCAGCAGTAATACGCAGCACACGAATTCTGCGACATAGCTCCAGCTGCCTGTGAATGGCCACACCGCTGACTCGCTCACCGTTTAAGGCTACTCACTACACCGAAATCACGTAATCTGACGCCATGGAAACGTCTGTTTCTCGTTACGACTTCGCGCCCATCACGGGAAGCGAAACCACCGAGGAGGGTTACCTCCGCGTCTGGTGTCGTGCGGCGCGCACGGGGACCCAGCTCTACCGACGTGCAGACGGCTCTCAAGTTCGGGAATACCGCCCGCCGGAGGAGGTCAGCAACCCTGACTCCCTCACGACGTTCGGCATGAAACCCGCGACCTGGGGCCACCCCCCGGTCCTGCTCGATTCGGCGAACACCAAGCAGTTCCAGATCGGCTACTCCGGTAGCCAGGTCCGGTACAACGACGGTTTCGTCGAAGTCGCCCTGGTTGTCACCGACCAAGACGCCATCGAGAAGATCAAGCGCAAGGACGCCACCGAGGTGTCCGCCGGCTACAAAGTCGACTTCGACCCCACTCCCGGTCTCACCCCCGAGGGCGAGGAGTACGCCGGTGTCCAGCGCAACATCCGGGTCAACCACATCGCCATCGTTCCCCGCGGCCGGGCTGGCCCGGAGGTTCGACTCCTAATGGATCGCATGGATGCGGCCGACGCCGTCTCCTTCGATCCCGAGTGGATCCGCGACAGCGGATCGGCGCTCCAGCCCTGTCAACCTGCATCTCCCGTTATGGCCACCGTCAAACTCGACGGCCTGGAGATCGATCTGCCCGCAGAAGCAGCCACCGCGGTCCAGTCCTTCGCACGGGACATGGGGCGCCAACTCAAAGCTGTGACTGACGAGCGCGACGAGCTTTCTTCCAAGCTCGACGCCCTCCAAGCAGACCTCGACTCCGTCTCCTTCGAGAAAGAAACCGCTGAAGGCCGCGCCGACGCCCTCGAAGAGCGCCTGGCCGAAATCGACGCCGGCGCAAGCCGCATCGACACCGCCGAGCTCGACCAACTCGTCGCCGCCCGCCTCGCCACCCTGCAGAAGCTGGCTCCCGCATTCGCCGAAGACTTCCACTTCGACGGCATCGACGACGCCGCTCTGTACACCCAAGCCTTCGAGAACCTCACCGGCTCCGCCCCCCGCGAAGACGCTGAGCCCGCCTACATCCAGGGCGTCGTGGAGGGCATCCTTGCCGCTCGCGCCGACTCCGAGGACGACAGCAACGAAGAGGAAGGCGATGACACCGAGGACGCCGGCGACGGCGAAGCCAAGGAAGACTCTGCCGACCGCGCTGACAGCACCGCCAACCTGCGCGATGCCCTCAAGGGCGCCGGCCGCAGCCCCGCTTCCCCGGTGGACACCTACCGCGCGAAGCAGGCGGATGCCTGGAAGCGTCCCCTCACTGCCACCAAGTAAGGAGCTCTTTCCATGGCCGTAGCATTCACCGCCACTACTGTTTCCAACCCCACCGGTGCTCAGGGCAGCTACCCGCTGCGCGAAGTCGCCGGTCACGAGGGCATGCTTGCTGACCTGCAGGCTTACGTCTGCCGCAGCTACCGCAACCAGTCCGGCGCCGCCATTCCCTTTGGTGTACTGGTCGCCACCGACAACACCCCGACCAGCAACGACGCCTACGCCGTCGAGATCGCTACTGGCACGACCAACGTCCAGGGCATTGCGATCAGCTCGCTCGTCACCGAGGGCACCGACCTGGGGATGTCGTACACCCCCGTCCCGACGCCGGTGTACTCCGACGGACGCATCGGTTATCCCGACAAGGAGACCATCAACGTGGTCTCCAAGGGCGTGATCTGGGTGCGATCCACCGCCGCCATCGCCCTCGGTGATGCCGTGCGCTTCTTCAACGCCGACCACTCCAGCACCGTCAGCGGCGCCTTCCTGGGTCGCTTCACCAAGACCGGCGTCGCTACCAAGACCACTCAGATCACCGCCGGCGCTCGCTGGGTGTCTGAGACCTCGGCCGCTGGTCTGGCCCTGCTGGAGATTGACATCCCCGGTATGACCTTCACCGCCGACTGATCCCGGAGCTTCCTCCCATGACCACCGAAATTCGCAACGACGAGGTCGGCGTCTTTCTCGCCCGTGAGCTTGAGACCATTCTCAGCCGCACGTTCGAGGTCGAGTACGCCGACATCAAGTACAGCCAGCTGATCCCGATCTCCACCGAGGTCGGTCCTGGCGCTGACTCCTTCACCTATCGCGTCTTCGACAAGCAAGGCTCGATGAAGGTGATCAGCGACAAGGCCCAAGACCTGCCCCGCGCTGACGTGCTCCGCAAGGAAGTCACCCTGCCGGTTCGCAGCATCGGCGGCTCCTTCGCCTACACCATCCAGGAAACCCGTGCCGCCGCCATGGTGCCCGGCATGAATCTGGAGCAGCGCCGCGCCAACGCGGTGCGCCGGGCCTACGAGGAGAAGATGCAGGAGATCGCCTACTTCGGCGACGCTGCCTCCGGCATGAAGGGCTTCTTCAACAACGACCAAGTCGACAAGCTTGTCCCCGACAAGTGGTTCGATGGTGCTAGCACCACCACCGACGAGATGCTGTCGTTGCTGAACGAGGTGCCCACCCGCCTCGTGCAGAACTCCAACATGAAGGAGATGCCCAACACGATGCTGGTGCCCTACAACGTGTACCGCATCATCTCCACCACCCCGAGGTCGACCACCTCGGACACCACCGTGATGGAGTTCTACCTGCGCACCAACCCGATGATCACGGCGATCGAGCCCATCAACGAGCTCGAAGCCTCCAAGTCGGGTGGCGCCCTGTCCAAGGACCGCATCCTGGTGTACGACCGCAGCCCGGACAAGCTGCAGCTGCACGTCCCGCAGCCGCTGGAGTTCCTGCCTCCGCTGCGTCAGGCCCTCGAGTTCACGGTGGCCGCCCACGCCCGCGTTGGTGGTCTCTCGCTCTACTACCCCAAGAGCGCGATGGTGCTGGAAAAGGCTTGATCTTTCTCGCCTTTTCCCACCTACCCTGAATGGGTTGCACTGTTCTTCACACCTAGTCATGATCATCGTTTACCGCCCTGAACTTGAAAACCCTCCGATGGACAAGGAGTGCACCATCGGCTTCTCGTTCGTCGATGGCGGCGGCCTTCCTGATCACATCCAAGTCACCTCGGGCGTCACCCGTGACTTCCCCGAGGACACCTGGGACAGGATCAAGGACTACGACGTGGTCAAGAACCTCCTCTCCCTCGGCGCCCTGCGCGTCCAGGACGAGGAGCCCGCGGCCGAGGCCACGACGACCCCAGTCGCGCACGACTCCATCGCCGACCTGCCCCTCACCGAGGCCATGAACCTCGTGGAGGCCAGCTTCGACCTGGACCAACTGCGCCGCTGGGACGCCAAGGACTCCCGCATCCGGTTGAAGAACGCCATCGCCAAGCGCATCAGCGCCATCACTGAAGGCAACGGCTGATGGCAGTCCCCACGTCCAGCGCCTTTCTCCTCCGCTTCCCCGAGTTCGGCGAGCAATCGCTCTCGGTGGTCGAAGGGGCGCTGACCGAGGCCGGGCGTTCCGCTCCGGTCACTACGTGGGGAACTGTCCACACCGAAGCCGTCAGCTACCTGGCGGCCCATCTGCTCGCCACCCGGACGATGCAGATCGGCCAACAGGTTGGCGCCCCCTCCGGCACCCCCATGGGCACTGGTTTCGCCACCACGCTCTACGGCCAGGAGTACAAGCGGCTGCTCGACAGCCTCCCTCTCAGCGGCTTCGCCCTCTGACCATGGCAATCCCGGCAAGCACGGTTTCCGCCTACGCGCCTTGGGGTAACGCCCAGCTGGCGTTTGAAGTGGGCACCGGTTACGCCGCCACGGATGCCGCCACGGGCAACGCGGTCCAGGCCACTGAGGTGATCGAGTACCTCGCCGCCCTCAGTCTCCAGGCCCCAAATTGGAAGCCCGAGAGCGGTGTCGATGGCACAACCTACGCCTGCCGTGGTCGCCTGCTGAGCCCGGCAACCCTCGACCCGCGGATCACGAACGGCGCGCAAGCCGAAGCCGTGGTCAACGGCTACCGCGGGCGCTTCGAACTGGTCTTCGACCTGGCAATGGACGCAGCTCACCGCCGCGACCTGCGCCAGTCGATCGAAGGCACGTTCCGCGTCGTCGGAGGTCCGACCTGATGCCCGCCCCCAAGCGCCAGCTCAGCCAGGCCCTCGAGAACGCCACCGCGCAGGCGGTGCGCCAACTCGGCACCTGGCTCGACGCCCGCTTCACCCAGGAGATCTCCGAGGTGAAGTGGCCCTACCCGACACCCCCCAAGGTGCGGGACATCGTGGACACCGGCCGCCTGCGCGCCAGTCAGACACGCGTCGTCAACTCTGACGGCTCTGTGACTTTCACCTGGCCCGTGGAGTACGCCAGCCAAGTCCACGAGGGCGGAGTCTCCACCGAGGGGCTTCGCTTTCCCGGCCGACCCTGGACGAAGGCCCCTCTCGAGGAGGCCCCGGCCAAGTTCGGCCAGCTGCTGCGCTCCGCCCTGGAGGCACAGCAATGACGATCTCGACGGCCTACCCACCGGTCACGCTGCTGCGCAGCAACCTTGAGCGCTACGTCCTCGACCTGTTCGAGGCCAATGGCTCCACTCTCAAGGCGTACACGGCATGGCCCGGCTACTACACGCTGCCTGACCGCAGCCGCATCCCCGCGGTCTACGTCACCGGTGCCTCGATGGTCCCCTCGAACTGGACCATCACCGGCATCGAATGCGTCATCGAGGACGTCCCCACGATCACAAGCCCCGGTTCCTACAGCGGAGTCATTTCCATCGAAAGCTGGAACGTCCGCTTCACGAACTACGGCACAAATCAAGGTACGCGCATGCCGGTCTCGATGCTCGACATCAGCCGGCGCATGGCACGCGCCTTCCCACGGGACCCAGTCACGTACATGGCCCGGACCGAGGTCACCTTCGAGGCCCTCACGGCCCGCATCCGCGGGGCCGTTCTGAACCCCCCGATCCCCTAAGGAGTCACCACCATGGCCGACTACGCCATCGGGCTGTCGTTCCACAAGGCTCACCGGACCCTGGTCCGCGCCGTGGAACTGACCGCTCCCCGCCGCTACTTCGCAACGCGTGCCAGCGACGGTTTCGTCACGCTGCCGACGTTGGACGCCGGCCAGTCTTACGTGGAACTGCAGGCCATTACGCAGTCCAACTTTCAGATCAACGACAACGACCAGGAGTTCCGCATCCTGGGTGATGACGGCTGGGCTGACAGCCTGATCACTGGTTCTCGTGTGCAGGCGTCGAACACCGCCTACTTCATGAAGGACACCGAGGTCCAGGCGAGCGGAGTACCCCTGTTCCGCGGCAACTACGACGAGGGCTTCGCCCTGATCGAGAAGTGCCGTTACAACAAGGACTTCGAAATCTACGTCGAATTCCTCAAGGAAATGGGCCAGTCACAGGGGTCCAGCGGTGACTACATCTATGACTTCACCGGCTTCAACTGTGTTCTCATGAACTTCAATGAGAGCAAGTCAGCAGAGGGCTTGACTGAAGTCACCTTCGACATGATGTCCCGAGGACGCCCGGTCTTCGGTCGCTACAACGCCGGCGGTGCACCGCTGTCGTTCGGCGGTATTCAATCCGGCCTGCTGCAGATCAACACGGGCAGCCGGTGGGCCACACTGTCGCCCGCAGACAACTCGTTGTCAGTGAGCGTCAGCAGCGACCTCACTGTCACCTATGTGACAACGTCAGGCGGCAGCACAGCAGTCCAGGGCTTGAACCTGAACCCGGCCGATGGCGCAGGCTACCGCCTCGAGGTTGCCTCGACCGGCGCGCCGGTGCCGGCAACTGTGAGCCTGGCGAGCAATGTGGTGACCATCAACCCCAGTGCCAACCTCACGGCCGGAACGATTTACCGCCTGCGCGTCGCCGACGGAGCCGTCACGCAGACCGTTGACGGCACCGGTGCCTATTCCGTAAGTGGAGTACGGCGCCCAGTGGAGGGGCTCGTTGCCACGTTTCGCACAGCTTGATTCGGGCCCTCCCCCGGCAAGCGGGTTCTTCCTGTTCAACAACTGGTCGGACAGCCCACCGGGCGACACCGGCGACTTTCTGTTCAACTGAGTCAAGCACCCCCTCATGCCCCGCTAACGCGGGGCTTTTTCATCACATGACGACCCACCCCGAGCACGAGCTCCTCATCGACCCATTCCGGTCTGTGTATGCAGTGAACTGCCGGGTGGAGGGCGAGACCTTGCATTGCGGGGCCCTCTACGTCGAACCTCAGAATCCGTTCGGCCGTATACGCTTAGCGTATGGCGACGCTAGTATTGAAGTTGAACTTCCGCCTGAGCTGATCAACCAGCCACTCCCATACAGGGCTTGGCAGGTTGCTCTACCTATCTCCGATGAGCAAGTACGCCAGCCTTCTGTTCCCCGTTGAGAGATACCACGAGATCGGACCATTCCGTTTTCCTGTGTACAACGACCTCGTCCCTGGTGAGGCCAAACAGATCGAGGTTATTTCGCGTAAACAGTCCAGCTCGACATTTGCGTCAATCAAACTGGCGCAGCGTATTGCTAAAGACAAGAGCATCAGCACGAAAGAAGCTATCGAGCTGCTCGGCAACACCAGCGAAGAGAATCAAGACCTCCTATACGACTACGCTGCCGAGCTCGAGGAGCTCCAGAAAAACAGTGTCGGCGCCGTCGAGCAGCAGGTCGCCTTCGTGACCCTGTTCATGCAGTACCGGGCCGAGGTCAAGCTCCCCAAGGCCAAGGACTGGCAGCGCCTTGAGGACTGGACCGAAGCCGACACCGAAGCCATGCCCTCAAAGCTGATGGAGGACGTGTTCCGCATGATCGGCTGGGAGCGTGACGGCTGGCCGCAGCCCGAAGCCGAGGGAAAGCCCGAGGACGAGGAGCAGGAGTTCAGCCCTCCCCCGACGAGATCCTGAAGGACTGCGAAGCAGTTCTACGCACAGCGCCGACGGACTGGGACGCGATCTACATCCGCCTGCGCACGTCTGCGCTAAGCGACGACTTCCCCCGAGAGCGGTTCCTACGCACTCCGGTGAGCACGATCCGCATGGTGTTGCGCGAGCTCGAGCAGCGGGAACAGGCTGAGGCGAACATGAACGCCCTGGCGACGGCACGGCTGACACAGCTGGTGCTGCAGGTCGCGCACGGGTTCTCGGGCTCGAAGCGCCCCGCGCCGAAAGTCGCGGTCAAGGACTTCTTGCCCTACCCGGACTGGCGGCCGTCTTCAACCGCGGAGGCTCAAGGTCCGGACCAGCCGACGAAGTTCATTCTCAGCGAGCTCGGAAGAAAGCACCTGATTCCGATCCATGTGCTCGCCGCGCTGATGACCCCGCCAGATCAACGGCCGTAACATACGGCTAGCAGGTAGGGAAGGTCAGTGGCTGATTTTCAGCTCAAAGTAACGGCTGAGACTCAGAACGCTGAGAAGGACATTAAGCGACTAGATAAAACAGTAAACGAGGCCACTAAGGCCCGAAAAATAAGCATTGATTTCGCTGAATTAAACAAAAGCTTCAGAGACGTAAATAAGAACGTAAAAGAAGCCGGAAACACAATAAAGACGTTCTACAACGTCAGCAAGAGCATCCCCGGTATAGGTGAACGAGTCCGCGAGGTCGAGGGTTTAGCCAAAGGAACGGCGAACCTGGCGCGCAGCGCACCCGCGGCTGCCGCCGCCCTCCGCGAGAACGCCAAGGCCGGCTCAATCCTCTCCAACAGCTTCGAGGCCGCAGGGGGCGCAGCCAACACATTGATCGGAAACCTGGCGCGGGCGGGCTTCGCCCTTTTCGCCGTGCAGCAGGCGGTCGGCGCGCTGCGCAGCGCCTTTGGTGGCTTCTTCAACGAGACCATCGGTCGCGAGATCAAGCTGCGCGAGACGATCCTCAAGACCCAGACCACCCTCGCTTCGACCAACAAGGTCTTCCGCGGCGGCAAGGAGATCACCGACCCCTACCAGAAGATCGTTTCCCTCACCGGTGAGATCGGCAAGCGCATCGACTCCATCCGAGAACGCTCGATCGCCCTGGCCGGCGTCACCTCGAACGATGTCATCGAAGTCTTCGGCAT